ACTATTACTAATTATGGCGATGTTACTAATAGTTTAATAGCACATTATAAATTTGATGGGGATTTTACAGATAGTTCGGGTAATAATGCGGATGCTATAAGTACAAATACAACATTTGTATCTGATAACAGTATTGAAGGTAGTTCTATACAATTTAACGGTAGTGGAACAGCATCATTAGTAGAATTACCTTCAACATTAAATATAGGTCCAAAAACACGAATTAATGGTATTACATTATGTGGTTGGTTTTATACTAAATCAACTATAGCTTGGGCAGAAAGGATTTTAGATTTTGGAAAAACAAATGCATCTAATGAAGGAAAACCAACTTTATTTATTATGTATAATTCTGCAACATCAATTAAATTTGAAAGTATTTTATCAAGTGATCCCAATTATGTTTTTACATCATATACTAAATCAGAATTAAATGTAGATACTTGGTATTTTTATACTTGGAGTATAAGTGAAACTGGTATATGGACTATTTATATTAATGGAGTTAATCAAAATGTATCTATAACAGAATTGCCTGATATAGGTATAGATACAACTGCTCAATATTATTTAGGTAAAAGTCATTGGGTAGGAGACAATTATAGTAAGTCATTACAAGATGATTTTAGAATATACGACAAAGTATTATCATCAACAGAAATAACTAATTTATACAATACAGCCTTTATTACAACAACGACAATTGATAGCGAATATAAATATATTATGTTTGAAAATGATGGTAATAATCAATCATCTTATAATATCACTTTTCCTGAAAATACAGAATGTGATATTTTAGTGGTAGGTGGTGGTGGAGCCGGTTCAGCAGGACACGGTGGAGGTGGAGGAGCAGGTCAATTAGTTATTATAACTAATAGTATATTAAACGGAAGTTATAATATAAAAGTAGGTAAAGGAGGTATAGGTGGTATAAGTACTGAGGTATCAGGTGGAACATCAGCAGTAAAAGGATTTAATAGTTCTTTTGATACAGTTATAGCAGAAGCAGGTGGAACTAATACAAGTACTGCAACTGATAAAGATGGTGGAAGTGGTGCTGGTGGTGATTATTGGACTAGTGATGGTGGAACAGGGGGTAAAGGAGTTAAAGATAGTAATATTGATACATTTGCTTCAGGAAATGTTTATAGTTTTGGTAATGATGGTGCAGACCATAATAGTTCAACTGGTGCTGGTGGTGGTGGTGGTGGTGCTGGTTTAAGTGCAAGTGGAAAAGATGGTGGAGATGGTATATATAAAGCAACATTAAATGGTGTTGAATATAATCTAAAAAATCATTTTAGTCCAGAAACAAGTTTTGGGGTATATAATGCGGGTGATACAAATTATTATATTGCTGGTGGTGGTGGTGGAGGCAGTGGAGGTAATGGTATGGGTGGAAAAGGTGGAGGAGCTAATGGAGGTGGTGGTGTGGGAACTCCAAATAATGCAATTAATAATACTGGAAGTGGAGGTGGTGGAGGAGAAGGTGGTTCAGGACAGGGTGGTGATGGTGGTTCAGGTATAGTAATTATAAGATATAAATATGTTTCAATGCCAACTTATGATAATTTAAATGTTACTGGTACTTATAATTTAAATGGTATTGATGTTAGAAACTATACAGCATTTTATGATAATCAAATAGTTCAAACAATATTCACCCCATATAAAAAAATGGCGGTTAAAACAGCTGGTGAAACAGGTTGGGTATTTCCTGATAATAATGAAACATCTGGTTTTATTGTTAAAATAACTCCAAAATCATCTCAATCGGGTATTTTATTAGATTTAAAAATGCATTTTGGTTTTCATTATAGTGTTGATGCAAGATGGTGGGGAGCAAGATTATATAGAAAAATTGGTACTGGTTCTTGGACATGGATTAGCGATGCAGGAGGAGATTTTTCAAGTAACGATGGGGCAACGGGTAATGGAACTTCATGTTGGTTTGGTGATACATCCGGTGTAAATGGTGACCTTACAATGGGAACTTGCAGTGCGAGTTATATGGATTTACCAAATACAACAAGTGAAGTAATATATACTATTGCTGTTAGATGTCGTTTAGGTTCAGACGATATTGGTGACGAAACTTGGTATATAAATAGAGCTTACGATCAGGGTGATAGTTTTAGACCCGCACCAATGTCTTCATGGACAGCACGGGAGATATGGAAAGGAACAACAACAATTATTGATGTTTCAAGTGGTTTACCTGCAACAGTTACTGTTAATAATTCAGATTTAAAAAGTATTACATCAATAGATGCGAATACATTAGAAGTTACAAATGGAGTTTTAAGTGTTATAGGAGGTGGTGGTAGTTCTCAATGGACTACAACAGGAAATGATATTTATTATAATAATGGTAATGTTGGTATAGGTACTGATAATCCACAAACAAAGTTAAATATATTAGGAACAGATACGAAAATTAGAGTTGTTGCGACAAATACTAATGGTTCTCCTGGAATTCAATTATTAGAATATTATAATGATACTCAATTAGGAGGCGAATTGTATTATGATGGTGTAGAAAATACTTTAAAAATCAAAATGTACGACACATCTTTTGGAACAACTACTGAAATAGATGCATTAACTATAAAAAGAACAGATGGAAATGTAGGTATAGGAACTAATAATCCAACTGAAAAGTTAGATGTTGATGGTAATGTTAATATTCGTCAAGATTTATATTTAAGAAACTTACCATCTACTGATATTAGTTCATTTGATAGAACAATATATTTTGATAATATAGACGATAATGGTTATGCTAATATTCCAGAAGGGACAAGTTTAGGACAAATAAAATTTCGTTTAAATGAAAATAGTGATTATATAGTTGGTTCAATTCCAACTTTTTTAGATTTTTCTATGATACAAGGTGAAGTAGATGCTGAAATAGACCCTATTGGAGGTTTATTACAAGGAGGATTATCATTTTGGACGAGAAGTGATGGTTCTACTGGTACATCAGGATTACAAAATAGAATGTGTATAAAGCATAATGGTAATATTGGTATAGGTACTGATAATCCAAGTAGTAAATTACATATTCAAAATGGAAACATAATTCTTTCAGGTAGTTATAATGGTTATACATATATTGGTGATACTAACTGGGGAACAGGAGTTTTTAATTCAGGTTCTACATATTACAATGAAATTAGGGGATATTGGAGTAATGGAAATAATAGAGGATTTAGATTATATAATACATACAATAATTCTATACCATTTTTTGTTAATTCAAGTGGTTCTGTTGGTATAAAAAATTCCTATCCAAGTTATGCATTAGATGTTGCTGGTGATATTAATATAGCATCGGGTAGTAAATATAAAATTAATGGAACTAATCTAAATCAAACCCATATAGAAGGGTTAGATTCTTTAAATTATTTGGGAAAAACCACAAATACCTGGCATACATCATCTGACAATTATAATCGTTTATATTTTTCGAGTTATAGCAGTACCTATTTAACATCAGCAAGTAGTGGTACTCTTTATTTACAAACTAATGGAGGTTATGCAACAAAAATTGCTATTAATAATAGTAGTTATGTAGATTTTACGACAAGTAGTGGATATTCTGGATCTTTAACTAGTAGACCGTATTGGGGGTACAGTAGTACTTATATATATACATCTTCGTATAACTTTCCAACGTCTATTAGAGCAAATGAAGCTATTTTAACTTTGACATATTTTATAACCAATTCTGATGCTAGAATAAAGAAAGATATTCAAGATTTAGATGATGAAGAATGTCTTACAAAACTATTAGCATTAAAACCAAAAAAATACAAATATTTAGAAGTATATGAAAGAGGAGATAATTTTACTTATGGTTTTATAGCACAAGAAGTGGAAAGTATTTTACCTGAAGCAGTAAAAACAACAGAGGATTATTTACCTAATATTTATTACCATTATAGTATAATGAATAATATAGTTACATTAAATAATAATGATAAATATACACCTGTATTAAATCATAAACTAAAATTATTAGATGGTGAACATAATATAATATACTTTAATGTAGTAGAAATTATTGATAATCTTAATTTTAAGATATCAAATGATCAAGAACAAATATTAAATGGTGAATATTTTATATATGGGTATATGGTGAATGACTATAAAAAATTAAGTAAAGACCACTTCCACGCTATAACTATATCGTCGGTTCAAGAATTATATCGCAAAATAGAACAACAACAAAATCAAATAAATCAATTATTAGAAATACTCGCAAGAAATGGTATAGTTTGATGACATCATCTAATAGAGCATCAAGAGAGCTTCACAGGTTTTTAATATCGTCCAAATCGGACAAATATTGACGGAGTTATGACGTTTTGAAGTTACGGGGCTGTAGCATTATAAATGATGTAACAGGCGGTGGTTTCAAATGTAACAATATTCTGAAAACCCAAAGAATGGTTGAATCCTTGAAATTGTTGAAATTTGAGAATTTTTGCAAAACCCCAAAAATAGTAATATTGAAATTTTCAATACCCACTTATCTTTCTGCTGGTAATTATGCAATAGCAGTAGCGTCATCATATTCTACTCTTGGTGCATCAGCATATAGAAGTTGAAAGTCTTATTCTTTGCACGTATGGACATAATTTGAGTACATAATTTTATTTTTATTTGATTTTATAAAACTTTTAGAATTTTTATAAATTTTATAAATTATGTACTCGTTTATTAAATAACTATATAAAACTAAACAATTTTATATATTAATAATAATATGAAATCGTATAAAAATAACAAACCTATTTTTCCTAAATCTACAAATCCTAATGTGCAAACTTCTCAATCCACATATTCTAATACAGGTGAAAGTATGATTGGTGGTATAATGAGTTCTGTTATACAAGGCGCGGCTCTCGGTTCAGGATCACAGTTGGCTAGTCGTGGTATTGATGCTATAATGGGCCCTCGTAAAATAGAAACAGTTGTTTCAACATCAAATTGTTTAAAAGAACATGAAGCATATATTTCATGTATGAATAAAGGTGATACTGAACAATGTAAATATATATTTGAAATTCTCAGCAAATGTAAGAACATTAATATATAAAGATTATTTTTATATTATGTAATAATAAAATAACATAATTAATATTTATGAATATTAAATTATTGTTGTTTATTAATTTTTTGACAGGTTGTATCGCATATACACCTAATCTTGTAAAAGAGCCTCTTTTTAGATATTGGAATTGTATTGGATTTAAAAATTCTATAATTGATAATAAACCTTATCAATTTAATGTTGGTGAAATTCCATTAGTTGCTTGGAAATCTACAAATAATACTTACCTAAGTACTCTAAATATTTGTAGACATTTTGGTTCTACACTTCACGAAGGTAGTATTGAAGATGGATGTCTCAAATGTCCTTATCACGGATATAAACATTCTGTTGGTGATAAGTGTGGTACTATTGTGGAGCATGATAATAAGCTTTGGTGGGCTTACAAACCTATTGAAAAAGAGCCCCAAACTATTCCTTATATTAGTGATGATTTTGTATCTGACTATATTGAATATGAAATGAATGAAGAATTGCCTTTTTGTATGTATAATTCAATGGACATTAATCATGCAGAACATATTCATAGTGGTGTTTTTGGTTTCGGAAGTAATATTCCTATTAAAAATTATAAACATATAAAAAAACCAGGTAATGTAATTGGTACCAGTTTTGACCATTTCTCAAAAGATAATATTAAGCTAATTAATAAAAATATTTCACTAGGCATTGATACATTTACAAGCAACTATCATGAATATATTTATCCATCAACAACATGGTCTGTTGTTAGTCACGGGGATAATAAAAAACTAGTAATTGGTGTATCAATGACACCAAGTGATATTTACAAAACACGATGGTATGTTACTATTCGTAATAATTATATGAAAGAGGGTATAAATAAGAATATCTTAAACTTAGCAGCACGTATGATATTAAGTCAAGATAAAAAACAATTTGATAGACAATCTAAGAATACATTATTGCGTGATAATTTCATCTTAACAAAAATGTTAAATCACGAAGACCACATTCAAGACATGAAAGGATTATTTAAAAGCTATGAGTATCCTAGATTAAAAGATTTTATTAATTATCAAGTTTCTAATCCTGAGTAATTTAGATTTCATTTTATTTAAGGTATCATTAATATTGTTTTTATTATTATTGCTTACATTATCAATTCTATGATACAAAGATGCATCTTTTATATAGTAAGATTCAAAATAAAATCTATTTTTTTCATAAAGAGGAACTTCCATAATTTTTATTATACTATTAAAAAAATGATATAATAGTATTTTGAAATCAATTTTTAGTAGCGACGATGGATATTAAAAAACTTATTGAAGATACTGTTAAGACTGATTGGAAGGATATTTTAATAAAATGTGTTGAACCATTTGAAAGCGAGATAAATCAAAAATTAAGCAATGAATATGCTGGGAATATCTCCGTGTTTCCTGAAAAAGACCTAATATTTAATTGTTTTAATTATTTTAATTTGGCTGATTTAAAATGCATTATAATTGGACAAGATTGTTATCATACTCCCGGTGTTGCTAACGGATTATGTTTCTCACATTTTCAACAAAAAAATAATAGATTACAACCAAGTTTAAGGAATATTTTTAAGGAATTACAGCGTACAGAAGGTTTAATAAGGAGCGACTCTGATTTAAGTGATTGGGCACGACAAGGATGTTTGCTATTAAATATGTCTTTAACTGTTTTAGAAGCCAAACCCAATTCTCATGCAAATATATGGAATGATTTTATAAATAATATTGTTAAATGGATTTCTAAGAATGTTAAAAATGTTTGCATTATGTTATGGGGGAATTTTGCACAATCAGTAGAGATATATTTTAATAATACAGAGAATATTGTTTTAAAATCAGGACACCCATCACCATTAAATACAAAGCATCCATTTGTAGGTTGCGGGCATTTTGAAAAATGCAGAAAAACACATAATATAAAATGGGTATAAAAAATTGATATCTATAATATATAGTGTAATGTTTATTATATTATGAATTTTGATGCTATTTGTTATATAGAAACATTATTAGATAATTTTGCAAGAAATCTTTCTTATTATAGCTATTTGAAGCTAAAAAAATGTAAAAGTACAGATATATGTTTTACACCACCATATTCCAAAAATTTATTATCAATAAAATATATAAACAATAAATCTAAAAAAAAAGTATCATGGAATAAAAATTTGCTAATAGTATATAATTATTAAATTATATATGAATTAGGTATTATTATTATATAATAATGCAATTTAAGAGTTATATATTACTTGTTTCTTTTATTTTTAGTGTTATCGAAGCTTATAATATTAATAATTTTCCTATTATCAAAAGATTTTTTAACAAAACAAATAAAAAAAAATATATTAAGAAATCTTATATTCATTACAATGCTAATAATTATGCAATTAACAAAATTATTCTTGATGATATAGCTGATAAAATTGTCGGACCTAAAAAAAATAATACAAAATTAGAAAAAAAATAATTTTATTGATATTAATTATAATGCCTTATTATAAAAGTATTAATCTTCTTTTTATACATATTCCAAAAACTGGTGGTACTGTAATTGAAAATTCTATTAAAAAAGATAAAAAATATGGAATTCAGACTTTATATAGTACTAGTTCACGTAATTCTATTTTACCAGCTCCTTTTTCAACTTACAGTTTACAGCATCAATTTTATTCAACTATTTATGATTATCGCATTAAGTTAAATGTTAATTTTGATAAAATCAAAGTTTTTTCTGTTGTTAGAAACCCATATGATAGAATAATAAGTGATTTATTTCATTATAAACTAATTAAACCTAATTTTAGTAAAGAAGAAGTATTTAATATTATTAAAAATAAATATATTTACAAAAAAAAAAGCGAAATGCATAAATATGATAATCATGTTGCTCCGCAATATTTGTATGTTACTGACAATAATGAAGAATTAATTAAAAATATAAAAATATTTCATACTGAAACATTAAATGAGAATAATGATGAATTAAATAGTTTTGCCGGTATTAATATAAATATAAAGCAATCTAATGTTAATAAAGATTATAGTAAATATCTTAATAATGATAGTATTTTGCTTATAAATGAAATATATAAAAAGGATTTTGAGTTATTTGGCTACGAAATGATTACATAATAGTATAACTTAAATAGTTGTTACTTTGTTATAGACTTAGATTTTAGTTCAACAGCAGCAACACCTGCTATTGTAGAAATATATGTTAGCATAGCTGATGTTATAGCTATTTGAAAATAATAATTATCAATTTTAATAATTTTTTTTGATAAATTAATTATAGGATCTGTTATTTTTATTATTGCTTTTGGTGGCGTCACATTAGGCAATGTTCGCGTAAGTAATAATAGTGTTGATATTAATACGAAATTTTGTATACCTTCTAAAAATACACCTTCAAATAGTACTATATTAGAATTTCTAGGAATACCAATTAATTCATTTGTATCGTGCATCATAAAACATAAATTTTTCTTTTTTTGATAAGGACGTAGTATCATATTATTATTTAATAATAACATTTTATAGTTTATATTTATTTATTTTTTATATAAAAATTGATTATACATTATTTATTATAAAAATAATAATGGAACTTGATAATGGTTATATTGTACTATTAGACTATCTTTATAAATACGAACCGATTAACGATGATATAGAAAAACAATATTGGGAACTTAAAAATGAAATTTTCAGTAAATGTTTGCATAATGATAAGTTATTAGAAATTTATGAATTAAAAAAACTTGAAGAACGTATATTTGATTTTTGTCTTTTATTTAAAAATATTGATTATTATGCAATAATTAAACATAAAAACCCTGTTATGTATATTAGCTATTTGTCTCATTTAAAAGAAAAACTTATGCTTAAAAAATCTTTTTAAATAAGTAATACTCAAATGTTTAAGTAATAAAAAATGATTTTATATTTTTAATAATTTAGAATTGTATATGGCTACTATCAATGATTTACATCCTTGAAGATTTAATAACCTTGTTTTATACTTATTAGCAATAAACATTTCTAAAAATACTAATAATCTATCACCCTTGTTTATATGTCCTTAAATGCCAAAAATTGATTTTTGTATTGTTTATTATATATTATTAAACATGGAAGATAGCTTTGCTATAATTGAAACTTATGGTTATTTAATTGAATACTTTATATATTCTATTGTATGGATTTATATAATTTTAACTGCATGTTCGTATATATTTATCTTCTTTCTTCCTGTTAGGTTCAATACATATATTTACACATATTTAAATAAAAATTGATTATGTATCTATTATTTATTTAATAGACCTGAAATATGGTCTCTAAAAAAACTATTTGAGTATAATCTGCAAAAAGGATTCATATGATATACTAATTAGAAGGCAATCTGCCAAGAACCCGTAATGGGGGGAATCGCTGTTAGTATATGGTACCTTAGTAGCAATTATATGAATTAGTTTTTTACATTTAAGTTATTTTTTAAATATGTTCTATATTTGTAAAAAATTGATTACTATTTATTTTTATATTTAGAACATCACAATGGTAAGTATTGAACGTCATTTGTATTCTTTGAAAAAAAAGTTTTTGGAGGAAATAATCCTCAACTATGCCAAGGAGTATTCCAATAAAAAAATAAGGCTTTCTGGTAAAAATAAAACAGACCTTGTTAATATCATTATTTCTTATAATATTGAGGTAGATTGCAAGAAATATCTGCCTAATCTATTGCTAGCAGGGGCAGGTAATCACTATGTACCTTCTCATGATGATATCGAAAGACAGTTTACAGCTCTTGCAAGCAGGATTACCGTGTGATTAGGTGTTCCGGGAATGATTTGTCCTGAAAATAGGAAAAATTGACTAGTTATAGGTTTGTTTTTCCAGTATGGCTAATACTATGAGCTACTTTGACCTTGTCGGCGACGACTGCATGGAGAGGATTATGGATACATCGGCTGACCAGCTGGAAGACAGCATTAATATTGTTGTTGACAAGCTGATGAAATATGTTGAGACCAGGTATGAGGAAGAATTTAAGATCAATACAAACAAGTTTAATATGAACTGGTTTTTACTTACTATCTCATGTAAAGTGTTGAAATCAGTCTAATTGACTGATGTATGTTGGATGTGTTTGTGTAGTGTATGCTTGTTATATATTTTTTTATATTTACACTAAAATTACATAGAGGATTAATGTATTATAATTATTATGACAATATCAAGAGATAAAGCCTTGAAGTTTTTAAAAGAAGCTGATTTTAAAGCTAAGTTATTTTCCAAAGATGAAAAACGCAAAGTTGGTGCTATAATTTTGGAAAATGAAAGCTTAATACAGCTTAGTTGTGGCTATAATGGGTTGCCAAGAAGATTAAAAGAAACTAAAAAGAGGTGGTTAAAGAAAAACAAGGATTTATATGTAATACATGCTGAAACAAATGCTATTGTTCAAGCAGCTAGAACTAACAGCAATATTAATAATAGTATTATGATATGCAATCGTTTTCCTTGTAATAACTGTTGTTTGAATATAATACAAGCTGGTATAAAGTTAATTGTTACAATAGAACCTGATTGGGATAATCTGAGCGATAGATGGAAACAATCGTTTTATGCATCTAAGGAAATGTTAGATGAGTTAAAAATAAATATAATGTTTTTTAAAGAAAGTGATTTAATTTAGTAGATTTATTTTTTTGTGGATTTGGATTTTGGTTTTGGTTTTGGCTTTGTTGGTTTTTCTTCTTTCTTAGGTTTGGCTTTTGGCTTGGTAGGTTTTTCTTCCTTTTTAGGCTTGGCTTTTGGCTTGGATGGTTTTTCTTCCTTTTTGGGTTTGGATTTAGATTTTGTTGGTATCTTTTCTTCCTTTTTGGGTTTGGATTTAGATTTGGTTGGTTTCTTTTCTTCCTTCTTGGGTTTGGATTTAGATTTGGTTGGTTTCTTATGTAATTCTTTAAACTCTTTGACGGTAACTAATTCGCCTTTATATTTAACATATTCTTTGCGATCTCCTGGCATTTTATAGATACATCTATCTTTTCCTAAAATTTCTTTTTTGATACCAGTATTCTTACAATGTTTTGGTTTTCTGCCACCACCATCTGATGTTTTTTCTTCTGCTTGTTTTAGTTTTTTATTATCTGCATTATCATCATACTCTTCGCCGAAGCCATACCCTGTACCTGAAAGGGATTGGCTATCATTATCGTCCATTGGCCGTTTATCGCCTACTCGGCTTTCATTTTCTTGGCTTTCATATAGCACTGAAAGTGCGTCTTGACTAGCGGCATTCCGCGACTGTTCCCGAGGGTATATACTTCTACGGAGGATTAAGCTCGATTCATTTGATACTGTACTGGCACTTCTATCAATTTTGCGCGTTTCGTATAATTGAACAATATACTTTATATCTTTACCTAAGATAGTATTAAATGTATCTTTATCACCAGTAAAATCATAAAATTCTGCTATCTCTTTACATAGTTCGTAAAAATTTGTTTCTACATTATTCAATTTATTATACAAATCAGCTAACACAAGCGCAGCTGCTTCGTTGTCCTCTATACCACTTATACTATCACCAATTTTTTGTATTTCAGCTATTGCTGCATTTCTCCTTTTTACAAATTGCTTTTTATGGGATTCTGCAATTTTGCTATCGTCAATAGTTCTCAAAGCCTGCATTAGCATAGCATGTTTTTTCTTTATTATTTCTGCTTTTAAGTCCCAGTTTTCTTTTGTTATAGTACGAAATGGTTTATGTTTAAATTTTTCAATCGCTTCCGTCTGCATTGTTTTTATTTTATCATCAGTATATAGGATATCGCTTGTTCCTTCTCCTGTATTAAAAAAAGATGGTACATCATCCCTCCTCGTGACTTTTTTACGTTCTCTTGCAATTCTAATCACACTTTGTAAAGTTAAACGTATTGATGGTTCTATGTATTTAAGATTTTCGGGTGCTGTTTCCCGTTTTATGGAATCTTCATCCATAAACTCCGGGCGTAACTTTAAAATCCTTTCTTCAACAGCTGCTTCAATATTATTAAAAAATTCAAATATTAATTGTTTAGAGATTGCGTCTAATTCTACTCCTTTTAAATAGTCAAATACTATTTCTGATAATCCTTTCATTTGGCTTCCAGCTGCTTGTTGGGTTGCTGCTAATGCTGCTAATTCTGCTTGATTCATTAAGTTAAAAAGATTATTCATGTGAACGTTAATTATTTCTGTGAATTTTTTGTTTTTGTTTTCATTATATAACAATTTAATTATATCTGATTGATTGCCTGTTATTTCGCCTTCTTGATTTACAAGAGCAAAAGTATGCGCACCCAGTTTAAGCATTAATGATATCGCATATTTTCCCATAATTAATGGTAATATATCAGGATTAATAAAATAGTCAAGTTTTTCCTTTGTTTTTTTTTTGAATAATTCTTTAAGACTTTCAAGATGAGCTTTTGCTTTTATTTCAGCTCCGGACGCCATGGACACATTTTCATCGACCAATTTGCAAGCTGAAAAATAATCATTAAATGCTTCTGATATTATTCTATAAAACTCATTTTCTTCTGGAGTCACAGGAGGAAAAAATTCTAAATACAATAAAAACTCTTGCATAAAATCATTAAGTTCAGAATGCCTTGGTTCTAATAATAATTCTTTTTTAAACATTTTATCATCTTTAAATAAATTTTCATTTTTTGTCCCCTTTAAAAGTGCACTAAATAGTTCTAATTTAATATCTTCAAGATTTAATACACCTGTTACACCAACGAATCCTGCCCTCTTTGCAATTGCTTTTGCTATTATTTCTCTTGCATTCGGATTGTACGGTAGTAGCGGTTTTAAATGTTTTGGCGGCATTACTATATAGTTATCTAATAATAATAAATAAAAATAAACTTAAACTTAAACTGCTAATCCGGTTTGTGGATATTGATTATATGCTGATTGAGGAGGATACATAACTGGTGGAACTCTTTCGCCTACTTTTGTTGCAGGTATATAATATGGCATAGTAGGATACATATATTGTTGTCCCATTTGATTTGTATGATGTGTATGTGGCTGCATACCAACATTAAGTGCAATTGTCCCAGCTGTATTCAAATAATTTTGATAATATTGTTGTTGTTCTACATTAGGATTTGGCATTGATTGTGTTCCACCACTTTCAGATGAAATTGAAGCCTTATCATTTACTTCACCTGGTTGTTTAACATCTTCTCCCATACCTGTTGTTGGAGTAACAGGTGGTGCTTCAATATCATTATATACTGGCTTAATATGATAAGAAGGCCATGTTGAACCTGTCGTAAAAAATGGCGTTAGAATAAGGTCAGGAACCTTGCGAAAACTTTGTTGGAATTGGTTGAACATTATAATAATTATATTATAAATGTAATATATGTTTATATAGTTTTTTTTAATATAGTAGTGGCACTATGTTAATATCATATTCAGATAGTTTATAAAATAGTTCTTTATTGTCTTTGTACATTTGCGTGAGAATAACACGATCTGTCCATAAATTATTTTTATCTATTAGCTTTTCCATATACTCATGATATTGTTCTGTAAAATCTGCGATGATATTTTTATGCATTATATATGATACACCAGATATATAGTGATAATTCCAAATATAATATACTTTATCTTCATCATATTCACCATCGCTTGAAAATATAAATTTATCTTTTGGCAAGTTATGCAATTTCACATTATTTGGGAATATACATGATGGTGGTGATGTATTTTTATATGTATCTATATCAGCATCAATCCAACAAAAATATTCAGATGAAAATACATTTATATTAGCAGCTTTATTTATCATATTAATCTTCTCATTCCATATTAAGTTAATTTCCAGAGACTTACAGTAATCATTATCAATAATAGTTTTATTAATATATTTATATGAATTGAATTCATTAATATTGTATTCTATATAATATGTTGGAAAATCTCCTCTAAATTGTTTCGCATATTCAATGGATTTTTTATCACCAAAAAACACATATGGGCAGTTAATTCGCAATGTATTTTCAAGACATTTATCATAAGTATCTTCTAAATCCCATAATCCTGTTACACATGTCATAACTGATGGTGTTAAATCTATCAAATCTGGAACATCACAATCCGCTACCGGAACATCACAATCCGCTTTTGGATATAGATTGCTCATTTACAGAATTAAAGATATTATTCTTTATATATTTACTAAATTAAAAATGAGTACATAATTTTATTTTTCTTAGAGATTTTATAAACTTTTAGATTTTCATAGATTTTCAAAATTATGTACTCATTTTTAATTCGTTACTCTCGTTACTCATTTTAAAAATTGATTTAATTATATTATAATAATTTAACTATAAATATGTCAGTAGATATTGAGAACATATGTGGTAACAACACGCGTCATTCTAATAACCACAAGCAAAGATTTTATACTGATAAAGAATATGCTATTGTATCTGCTGAGATGTTACAGCAAATACCTTATTTAAAAACACCGGATGATATTACAAAGTTTCAAAAGTACATTCAGCGTGCACATAAAATTAGTTTATCCAAAGCAAATCTAATCTATTTCTATAACATTCTAGGTATTAATAATTTACCTTTTAAAAAGCTAATTACTAAGAAAAAATCTAAATCTAATTCTGGTGTTATTGTTGTTACTATTTTAACATCTGGGACACCTGAATATATTGACGATGATGGCAATAAGGTTGTTGGCAAGTTTAGCTGTCGTCACAATTGTGCTTATTGTCCTAACGAAAAAGCACATGAAGGTAATAACTGGGTAGACCAACCAAGATCTTATCTATATAGTGAACCAGCTGTTTTGCGTGCTAATGAAAACAAATTTAACCCTATTCTTCAATTTAATGCTAGGATAGATGCTCTTATAAACATGGGGCATGTTGTTGATAAATTAGAAATAATAGTTCTAGGTGGTACCTGGTCTAATTATCACAAAAATTACAAAGATTACTTTATTACGGCTACTTATTATGCTGCAAATACATATTATGAAAAACGCGAAATGTTATCATTAGAAGAAGAAATAGCTATTAATGAAAATGCAAAGATACATATCATTGGTTTAACTTTGGAAACTCGTCCTGATACCATTACATTAGATGAAATCCGCGAGTTTAGAAGATACAATTGTACTCGGGTTCAAATAGGTGTACAGCATACTAATAATGATGTTTTAAAGAAAATTAAAAGAGGACATTCTATTGAAAAAGCACATGACGCTATTAAACTATTAAAAGATAATGGATACAAAGTTGATATTCATTTGATGCCTAATCTACCAGGTAGTTCATATGAATTAGATAAGGAAATGTTAGAAACATCTTTGTATGATCAAAGAATACAAGTAGATCAATACAAGATATATCCTACTGCAATTGTTCAATGGACACAAATAAAAGAGTGGTACGAAAAGGGTGATTACGTTCCATATAATGATTTGCTATTATATGAGCTAATCAAGGATTTCAAGAAAAAAGTACAAAAATGGAAGCGTCTTAACAGAATTATTAGAGATATTCCTTCAACCTATATTTCAGGTGGATATAAACATGAATATGTTAACATGCGACAACTTTTACAAGATGATATGCGTAAAAATAACTGGGTATGCAATTGCATTCGCTGTCGTGAAATTAAAGATACAAATGTAAAACCCGATGATATTCATCTAGATATTGTAACATATCCCGCAAGTGACGGAACAGAATACTTTATTTCATATGAAACTGATAAACATCTAATTGGTTTTATTAGACTTAGATTAGCTAATAATGTAAATAAAAATAATCAATTGGCTGTATTACATGATTCTGCTCTTATACGCGAATTGCATGTTTATTCTAATCTAAGTGATGTCGGGAATAACTTAGAGGCTTCTTATCAACACAAGGGTTATGGTAAGAGTTTAGTAGCAGAAGCAGAAAAAATAGCTAAGAATATGGGATATCCAAAAATAGCTATTATTAGCGGTACTGGTGTAAGGAATTATTACAGAAAGCTAGGATATGACCTCATAGACACATACATGGTAAAAACGTTCTGAAAAACACAAAAATTGACGTTATAACCCATTTATTTTTATTCTCAGCCATTAATATGGAAATTGATAGCTATCCCGAACTCACCAGCACTGATATGCTCGCTATCATTCGCAATACATGCGAACTATATATGAAGTATGGAGCACGTAGTAGCAAAAAAGTTGATTATTTTCACGAAGAAATCATCAAACAATTGAAAACAATCTTTACTGATGAACGCTACAAAGTAGCACAGGAATATGACGTGCCGTCTCTTAATCCATCCGGTAAGAAGAAATGCGACATCGTTGTATTGCGCGATAATATTCCGGTAATCATATTGCCTGTTAAAATCATTATGACTAACTACAAGCAAAACAAAAACAATTACTTTGAAAATCAAATAGGAGAGGTGACTGGTATCAAACTTGCTAACCCCAATATCAATGTGGTTCCCATAAATATCTATATGTCTAAAACACCTTATCTCAATACAAGCAAAGTAATTACAAAGTTTGAAACTATCACATATAGTGATATCGCTATCTACGAGAAATATAAGGAGCATAGGCTATTCAACGAAGTTATTAACTATATCATAGATGTAGAACATGAAAATGTGGTAAACGAAACATACCAAAAAATACCAAAATTAATTGGCTTTAATACAGCAACAGGGTATGTGCCTCTGCGTGCGATTATGGAACGCCTCAATGTGTAGATTGTCGCGACACTTGACTAGTCAATAGCTATCTCATTAAGAACTCTACTACTGACATTGATCCATCCACCTGAACGTTTCTGTGAATTCTGTGTTATGTAATCTATATTTTTTATAATTAAATCTTTGATATAATTTAAATCACCGCTATTATTTGGTTCAATGCAAAGACACCCATAATGCAATATATCTTTATTTTTTGTTATAGTGAAGTTTTTAGGATCCAGGAAGCAAGGTATATACAAGCATTCTTTATTAGATTTTTTTATAGATTGGGTGCGTCCGTATGCATACCAACTTGCATATACTTTATTACCTTTATCGCGCTTACGTAATTCTTCTTTATTTTCTAATAAATATTCATATGTTAGTGGATTTTCTTTTTTAAACTCATTTTCATCTATTATTTTAGCATTATTATATGGATATATAATGTATTTTTCTTGTGTACCATTTGTTATAAGAGACCAACAAGGTTCTTCATTGAGTTTATTTTGATGTATATATATTTTATCTCTTAAAGTGGCTATTCCATTCTTAATCTTGCATATATCTTGTAGTTTTTTAGTATTTTTACAAGAAGCGCCAACATTATTAAATAATGAATATGTTTTAACTACATCATTGTAATGATAAGTTATATCATTATATTTTAATGTATCTTTATGTTTTTTTGTAAATACAGTTATACAACAATATACAGATATTCCTTTGAATACTTTATCATCATTATAATCTATTATTTCTTCAATATATCTATTTTCAAACAAGAGTTTCCGCAAGTTTAAAGCTGACTTATTATAAAGATATGAGTTTGGTGTTATTGCTACCATTCTACCATTATCACTAAGTAGTTCAAGGCATTTCAATATAAAAGCATAATATATATCTACAAGCCCTGTTTTGAGTATTGTGAAGTTTGATTTGAGAAATGCTCTATATTCTGGTGATAAATCTTGAACTTTAATATATGGCGGATTCATAATAATATTGTCATATTTTTTTATTATTGGTACTCTAAGAAAATCATCATTTATTTTAGATATGTTATTGGCATCAATATTATTATCAAGATATTCTTTTTTTAGTTCATATAAATCTATACTTCTATATTTTGATAAATCTAGATATTTAAGTAGATTCCCAGAGCCTACTGATGGTTCTAATAAAGTCCCTGAATTATTTATTTTTTGTGACATAATTAAACTTATATTATCGGGTGTAAATATATCGCATTTAGTAAACTTTATTATATCATTCATAATAGTAAATAAAAATAATTTATATTTATATAGTCATTTTTTATTCATTTTCAGCTTCTCTTAGTAATTTATCACATAGATCTACTTCTTGCATTATTATTTCATGATATCGTTTAATATCATTTAGTATTTTTCTAAAAAGTTCTGAAAAGTTCAATATATGTTGTTTGAGAAATAATATTAATATTTTTGCCATATCTCTAAAACTTTGTTTTGTTACCATTTTTGATACTTCATTATCTTTATCATCTTTAAAATCATTCTTTGCTTTTGCTAATATTAATAATATATCAGTATATTTTAGCATTTTGTCTATAAGTATTTTTCTCATTTTTTGAAATTTACTTTTAGTATTTGTTATATTATCTCTTTTTTCTGAGATACTTTCTTCATCACCACCAGTTATCATTCCTGGTATTAATAATTTTTGCTTAGTTTTTAGTAAATCATTTAATTCTTTCTCTAATGTTTCAATTTCTTTATCCATATATTCATCAATACTTTCTTTGAACCTGCCTTTAATACCTAAATCTATATAATCTTCTTTATTAATGTTATATTTTATTTTAATTTTATCTGAAGTCATACCAGCTTTTTTTAATTTTTTATATTCCTCATAAGAAACATTACCATTTATAGTTTTTTCATTAAATTCAAATTTTATATTTTTTTCACTTTTTTTTTTACTTTCTTCTTTACTTTCTTCTTCAATTTTTTTTTCACTTTCTTCTTCACTTTTTTTTAAAGTACCTAAAAAATCATTTCTTAAAAAATCAACATATATATTATAAAGTGCTGGATCCATTTTATCATCACCCTCTGGCTGTTTTTTATTTTTAAGTTCTTCAATTGCAAGGTCATTATATATAGTTTCTCTTATCAATTCGTTAAAAAATATTTCAAGCGACTTTATATATGATTTATTTTTAACTTTGAATTCTGATTCTAGTGTGGGTCCTAGTTTATTCCACCAGTATATAGTTTGTTGCATTTCAACGAATTTAGTTTCTTTGACCTCTAAACTTTCTTTAAACTCTTTTAATATCCCCTGTTTTACTTTTAAAAAATTAGCAAGTGACATATCATCATATTCACCTTTGTCCTTTTCTTCTTCTTCACCATCTTCGTTTTTATTCTCTTTCAATAACTGGTATGTTTCATCAAATTTATTTAATTTACTGCTATAATCTGTTCTAAACTTACTACTATAATCGCTAAGTCTATCTAATAATATATTTATTTTTTGGCTATATAAAAGTTCTTCTCTTCTATCATCTTCAACAAATGTTAACATATGCATTAATTCTTCTATTTCAACTCTCATATCACTTACATCATAGTATTTGGATATTATATCAATAAAATAATTAACAAATATTTTTTCAAATATAAATTTTTTCATATTTGTTATTAACATTCTAATTTGTGTTGAGTTTAGCTCCCCTTCGTCATCATGTTTATATGTATCAATTAATACATCTATTCTATTATTATATTTTGTTAAGAATTTAAGAGATTTTTTTATACTATCTATAATATCATTATCAAATATTCTTTTGTAATATTTGATAATTTCTTCAAATAACGATATTTTATATTTAATTAATCTTTTTTCATCAACAAAAGTTCTAATCATTATTCTTTTTTCTTCTTCTTTTGCTGCTTCGCCACTTGCACCACTTGCACCATCCGCATCAGTCGCACCATCCGCGCCAGGCGCACCAGCCGCACCATCCGCATCAGTCGCACCATCCGCGCCAGGCGCACCAGCCGCGCTACTTTCCCCAACGCCACCTATAAATTTTAATTGTTTATTAGTTATTTTATAATATTTATTTTCATATCTATAATAATAATTATTTCCTTTTTGATATAATGTTCTGTATTTATTTTTAATATAAATTTTTTTAATAGTATGTTTCATTATATTAAAAATATATAAAACTTTTACTACTATATAGTAATAATAAAAAAGACGCAAAGTTTTAACATGGAAAAAGAAAATGTTTCTTCTGATACACAAGATGTTTCTAAAAAATCTGCTAAGAAGATTAGTGGTAATAAATTTTTTGAAGAGTTTAATAAATTGTGTTCAAATGAAGAAGAGTATACACTAGATGAATTAAAAAAACATTTATCAGCAGCTTACAAGCAAGCTGGTAAAAAGGTAAATGTAAAGCGCGAGCCATCTGCTTATAATAAATTTATGAAGGAAGAAATTACTAAATTGCGTCAAGAAAATCCTGACAAGGAGTACAAGGATTTAATGAAACTTGTTGCGGAAAAATGGAATGCAAATAAAAAAGCTTCACAATAATTTTAATTATTTTTGTATTATAGAATTAATGAATATTTATATTAAATATTTAGTTGCTGCTATCTTGCTATCATTCATGGATTTTATATGGATATCATCAAACTTTAAGATGTACAACAAAACCATAAAAGATATTCAAGGTTTTGAGCCAAAAATAAATATTAAATATGCTATTATAGCTTATGCTTTTATGATACTATCTTTATTTTATGTTGCAATACCATTTACAATGAATTATATTAACAAAAATGATAAGCCTAGTGATAAATTATATAAATCTGTTTTATATGGAGGGAGCGTAGGATTAAGTATATATGGTATATATAATTTTACATGTATGAGTTTCTTCGAAAAATACCCATTAACAACCGCTATAATTGATACTATATGGGGAACAATTTTATATTCTTTTGTTGTATTTGTATTTTTTATGCTTTAAGAAAATAAATACATTAATAAGAATAATATTAATGCTGATAATAATATTATAAAGAAGGATATTAATGCACTGCCACCTAATAAAAACGGCGTTATAAATAATCCAAGATATATATTTACTATTAAAGCAATTATAATAAATATATATATATATATACCATTTATATTTGCTTTATTTTTAATATCTAAAAATTCACTAATGTTTATTTTATTAATATATTCAAGAGGATTATTTATTTTTGATATTTTATTATTTTCATTTGTGATAATAGTATTATTATCTATTGTTGATATTTTATTATTTTCATTTATTAATATTTTTAATTGACTACATTTATCAATATCGTCACTCGTAACTCCATCTAATTCATTATTAGTACTTTTTAAATCGGAAAAATTATCAAAGTGTTTCAATAACATTATATTAGTTATATTCTATTATAACTATATTTTAATAATTCATAAAAATAATTCTTTTTATTAAACCTATAATTTCTTATATTATAATATAATAGAGATAGTTCATAATATATTTATGGCAAATACATATGAAACAATTATTATTATATTGGCGATATCAATAAATACTGGAATTATATTATGGTATATATCACATTATCGTGATATGGATTTTGGTGGTAATCCTATGCTTCTCAATATAAACTATAATAAAAATAAAATGGAAAATACTAATGTTGGTGGGGATAAATGTACAACTGTTTGTGATGCACTTGATCCAGTTAGTGATCCCAGATACAATATGCAGCAAATAATAAAGCAATCTATATTATTAGAAGAACATTTAACAAATAAAAATAAAAGATGTCGCGATTGTATTACTAAACACTTTTTACATATTATTGGCTTATCAGAAGAAGCTCAAATGTTAGCTACAAATAAAATAGATGATTATCCTTTGGTAAATGAATCAGTTAATTTGTATAATGAATTATTTAAAATATGGATTAAAAATAAAAATATGAATGGTAAGGACGAAAGTTATATATTATATTGTACTAATAAATTAAGAGATCATAGAAAACAGCTAATTGTTTTATATTTTTTTGACGAAAAATACAAAATAAAAGAAGATAAGTAGAATTATATATTTTTTTTATAAGGAATATTATTATTATCGCGCATATGTGTTACTACTTCTTTAATATCGTTTATTGTTATATTATGTGCGTCTAAATGGTCGGGATGTATCTCTGACCCCATGTTTATATTCGGATATGCCGTAGGAAATGTTGTTGCATATGTATTAACACTTTGATATAATGCTACATCTGCTACTATTTGATATTCACAATCATTAAAATCGTACTTATTATTTTTATAGTATCTATTGACTAATTTTTCTGCTCCTTTACGTGATATAATATACATACCAGTAGATGGTAATAAATATTTCCATTTTATATATTTAACATTATTTTTTAGATATAAATTTTCATATAGATATTTTACAGTTGGACCATATAATATTAGTAATTGAAGAATATCAAAGTCATTAGGAGCATCCTTTACTATATTATCATAATCAATTATATATGGTATAATTATATCATCTTCCATAATAACAAAATGGTTATCTTTTGATGTTTCGAGGGCATATTTCATTGCTTTGATATGGCTAGATATGCATGCAAATTCATATTCGCAACTAGTACATCCAGGATGTTTGCACGTTAGTGGGCGTTTATGAGCTAGACAAGTACTAAAATCATTTGGCGTAACTGCACTTATACGTGTATTATCGATACCAAAAGTGCTAAATTGGGTATCCATGAAATTTCTTCGCATAGCGCTGTTATCTATATTGATCCAATAATGTATCATTATAATAACATATCTAATAATATAACTATATGTTTATATAATAATGTGTGGTATTGTTATTATATTATTTTTGTTATTATTAATTAATGAAGTTAAATGAAGTTAGAACTTAAAAAATTTGATCCTACTAAGATTAAAAATGATTCAGTTGTTGTTTTTATCGGGAAACGCAACACTGGCAAAAGTTATTGTATGAAGGATATTTTAAGTTATAACAAGGATATTCCCGTTGGTGTAGTTGTTTCTCCTACTGAGAAAGCAAATGGTTATTTTGAAAAGTTTATTCCTAAAATGCTCATATACGACGAGCTAGAAGAAAAATTAATTAGTAAATATTTAAATCGTCAAATTAACATTACCAATAACAGGAAGAGGGAGCTTGCTAAGCACGGCTCGTCGACTATCGACCCTCGTTCTTTTCTTATTTTAGATGACTGTATGTACAATAAAAGCATAATGTCTGATAAAAATATTAGATGTATATTTATGAATGGTCGCCATTATAAAATATTTTTATTAATAACTATGCAACATGGTCTTGGTTTACCACCTGATCTACGTTCTAATATTGATTATGTATTTATATTTAGAAATAACATCGTTAAGGAGCGTGAAAAAATATACAATCATTATGCTGGTATGTTTCCTACATTTGATGTATTTAATCAAGTTATGAATCAATGTACAGAGAATTACGAGTGTCTTGTGATAGACAATAAAGTACAATCTAACAACATTAATGATATTGTATTTTGGTACAAAGCAAATGATTGTAATTTTAAAATGTGTTCACGAGATTTATGGGAAATGCAGGCATTACAAGATCAGCGCGAACTTATGGGCATTGAAAACGAAGAGGAAGATGATGGTGAAGATTTTGACCCAGGTGTATTTACAAAAAAGAAAAACTCTAAGCTCATTAAAGTAAAGAAAAATCAAAGATATTAAAATGTCAGTGTATTTTTAAATATATCTAGACATCTATTATTACATTTATACCCACATATGTCGCATCTGTTACGTAATATAGTATTACATTTTTTACAAATAAATGTTGTCTGTGTATAAATTACATTATCAGCATTATCACATATATAGCATATTGTATTCATTTAAAAAAAGCTTAGTTTTTTCTTTTTATCTTGTGAATCACTTATATGTATTTCTTTTATATAAGACATATCACTTGTTATACTTGCATTATCATCTTCCATAATTGGTTCGGGTAACAATGACTTGAAATCATTAATATCTTCTTTATCGTTAGTAATATTATCTTTATCAACTACAAACTCTTCTTGCGTTTTCATTGGTTTAAAGGAATCAATCATAGTATTTTCTTCTATATACGCATCGCTTTCATTATTCTGTTCTTGTGGTAATTCTTGTAGTTTTTGTGGTGGTTGAGGTAGTTCTTGTGATGGTTGAGGCGGTTGAGGTGGTTGATGTGGTTGAGGCGGTTGAGGTGGTTGATGTGGTTGAGGTGGTTGAGGCGGTTGAGGTGGTTGATGTGGTTGAGGCGGTTGAGGTGGTTCTTGTGGTGGTTGAGGTGGTTGAGGTGGTTCTTGTGGTGGTTGAGGCGGTTGAGGTGGTTCTTGTGGTGGTTGTAATGTATTATTAAATGTTACTTTTGATTTTAATATTCTATCTTTTTCCTCTTCTTCTTCCTCTTCCTCTTCCTCTTCCTCTTCCTCTTCCTCTTCCTCTTCTTCTTCCTCTTCTTCTTCCTCTTCTTCTTCCTCTTCTTCTTCCTCTTCTTCTTCCTCTTCTTCTTCCTCTTCTTCTTCCTCTTCTTCCGCTTCTTCTTCGCTTTCTTCTTGACTTTCTTCCTCTTCTTCTTCGCTTTCTTCCTCTTCTTCATTGTTTTCTTCTTCTTCTATTTCTGGTTCTATTTCTTTGCTTTTTTTAGTATCTGATTCATCTTTAAATTGTGATACATTATCTGTTAAGCTTTCATCTATTTGATCTAGGATTTCATCATATGGTATAAAGTCTCTAAATGTCTTTTTTATTATTATTTTTATATTTTCTTCAATAATATTTAAATTATTTTGATATTCAACATCTTTGATACCTTTATTAACAAATAAGTAAGCATTTTTCCATGAAAATGAAGCTATATTCATATAACATTTATGAATATAATCCTCAGCAGCAGGTATCTTTATCTTGATATTATCAAATTGGTCACGATATTCATATATTTTAATTTTAATTGTATTGATTATTATAATTTTAATTAAATTATATAGATATTTGCATTTTGTATATTTTACTATTTTTTTATACTCTTCATTGATGATATTATTATTCCATTTTTTAATTTGTGTTAATTCGCTCTGAAACTTTTTAATATTATTTCCAGATTCTTCCCATATTTTATTAATACGTTTTGATATCGCTATCCCTAATATATCTTGTATATGCTCTACATATTCATTTCTAGTTTCTATTAAAGCTTCCATATATAATATTTGTTAGTAATATTCTTTATATACTTAGAAAAATGAGTACATAATTTATAAAATGATTAAATTTATAAACTTCTTAAAAATAATAATAATATTTGCAATTATGTACTCATCTTTTCTTACTAAAATACATAGTATAAATATAATATATTGCTGCTAAAAATAATAGTGCTCCTATTATTGTTGTTATTATACTTACTATCATTTGAAATTGATTGTACATTCTAACATTTTGACAATAACTAGAATTATCATCGGCTGAACATTTAACACCATATTTTAGACCATCGCCGACAGTAGGAGTTCCACCAGAAGCAGCAGCCGAGCCACCAAAATAACCAATTGCACCTGCTATTAAACCGCTATTGTCACTGCTACCTGAACTAAAACTTCTTCCACCGCTTCCACCGCCTCTGCCACTTCCGCCACTTCCGCCACCTCTGCCTCTCATTACTATTAATTATTAATATTATTTATTTATAATTTTTAATATAATTATTTATAAGTGCATTAACTGTTTTATTACCATTCATTTTTATACCATTATTTCTATGTAATTGTTTTAGTTCATTAAGAGACATAGTATTTAATTCTTTTCTTTTTAATTTTCTTTTATAACCACCACTTACAGAGCCTTGTGTCACCACCCTCTTTTTTCCTTCGCCTCCTTCTCCTTTGCCGCTTTCATCTTCTAATGATGTTATTTCTGCTGCTGGTGGTGTTTTTGTTGCTGGTGGTGCTGTTTTTGGTCTATTTGCTTGTGTCGCTTGTGTTGCTGCTGGTGGTGCTGCATCATCCTCCCTCACCTCCTCTTCCTTCTCTTCATCAGAATCATCAAATTCATCAGAATCATCAGATACATCATATAGGGAGGGGGAGGAGACAGACACATTATCCATTTTATTTAATGTTTTTAGT